AATATTCCGCAACAGGCACTGGAAGCACTCCAGCAATTGCAACAGGAACGGCAATGGAGTCTTATTCTGGCAGTGTGATTGCAATAAATACAATCACCACTGGAAGTGGATATGTTTCTAGACCAAGTGTAATCATTACCCCATCAACTGGTGTGTTTGTGCAGTTTTCTGCGACAGGAACACTTCCTTCACCACTTGTTTCTGGCACAGCATATCGCGCAGAAACTCCATTGAACGGATCAACTGGAACATTCACTGTTAAAAACTCTGATTTCAGTGATGTAAATATCACCTCATCGGCTACTGGAACATTCTATGTTGTTTTGTCCCGTGCATTTGGTGTTTCTTTTACAAACAAATGGCTAGGTGATTTTACTAATCTTATAAATCAAGAAATTCCAGTTGTTTCAATCATAAAAACAACTACAACAACAGCAGAAGTAACAACATCGATAGCGCATGGATTATCAACAAATGATGTAGTTTATATTAATGGAGTTACAAATCAAAGTAATTACAATGGAGCAAAACAAATAACGATTTTAAATGCAACACAATTTACTTACGATATTGAAGCACTAACAACAACTCCTGCTGTTGGTGTTAATATAACCGCATTGTTATTAACTAAAATTTATTTTGGAACTGACTATTTACTTCCAACAACTAATCCAGCCATCGACAATGGTTCAACTCCAGCATATTTGAATATATTTTCAACGTCTGTTGCTACAGCATATACAACAGCAGGAGTTGCAACAACGGGACTAATTAGTGTTGTATCATTTGGAACTGGTCAATCGTACTATGCAAAAAGATTTTCCGTTTCTCCATTGCCGTACAACAACTTGATTCAACCATCGAATGTGCAGTTTTTGCAGGAAAATGAGACTGTCAAATTTTCTACTAGCGGAATTTTGCCAGTTCCTTTGGTTGCTGGAACGGATTACCAAGTAAAGGTTGTTGGAGATAGTGTTAACGTGTACTCTGGTGGAGTGTTGGTTCCGATCACAACGCCCGGCACTGGTCAATTGGCACTAGACATTCAACGCACTTTAAATGTATCTCCATCCACAAGTATTGTGGCTGATGCTTCGTTATACATAACTGGTCAATCCGTTACTGTGCGATCCAATTCTGGTGATCTCCTGCCAGATGGTCTTGTTGCAGGAACGACATATTTCATTCGTAGAATTGATAACAATGAATTTGAATTGTATGCCACAAAAGCACAATCTCAAAATCTATCTAGCGTTATTGGAAGAAGAGAGTTTTTAACTAGTGGATTATCCATTGATAGCAAGTTCTTCGTTGATGCCATTGAGGATCCGATTTTAGTTAAGAGTGTTGCTAACATTCAAAAACCCATTACAGACGGGTTTGTGAGCTTGTATGCTATGGATTACGGACGTAGCAATGACTTAACTCTTATTGGTCAATACCACCCGCAAGAAGTCAACCCGCAGTACCGCAGGATCCGCATTGGAAAACCATGCGCATGGGTAAGGATTGCCTATCGGATTAAACCTCCAGTCATAACGTCAAAATACGATTTCATTCCGATAGAGCATACACGCGCAATCATTACTGCTGTCCATGCTTGTGATCTTGAAGACAAGGATTTTGCTGAACAGGCACTCCGTTACTGGGGATTCTCATTAGCGTACTTGAAAAATCAACAAGAACACCAAGATGGTCACGCTTTTGTTCCACCGCAAATAAATAATGAAACCTATGGAGATGGTTCTGATCCAGTTATGTTCTAAACATGAAAAGTGAGAACATCACAGCGGGTCGGATGTCAAAGGTATCCAGTGGCTGGATTCAGGGTGTAAACTCTGTTAGAAATCCGTGGTTATTGCCAGACAACCAGTTCAAGTGGGGTGTTAATGTAACAGTCCGTGGAGGCTTGATTCAAACACGACCGGGGCATAAAATGCACTTATCTCTTCCATCTGGAAACTTCCAAGGTGGCATTTTGTTTGCATCAAACAAACAAAAAGATGCTCCCGTAACGCAGAATATCAATGGGGTGATTACCCTAACTCCTGCAAAGATCTTTGATGTTAACGGAAACGGAATCGTTGCAGACGAACTAAATTACATGATATTTGCTGTGAATGGCAATGTCTATTATTCCCCATTTCCACTTGTTCAGCCTAGTAATTGGGAAGATTTCAGGCTAAAGAACATAAAGATGTCAGCGGATGTAGATCAGTTTGTTTTTACACTAGCAACTAAATCTGCAAATCTGACTACTGGAAGTCAAGAATTCTCAACTCCATCACACAGGATTGCTATGATCCAAGATGGCATTTCATACCCAGCATATTGGGATGGTTCTGATAAGGTTGGCACTCAGACATCAACAATTCCAGTGGGGTATTGGATGGCATACTCTGGAAATCGTCTCTGGATTGCCAATAAAAACATTGTTTTGGCATCAGATTTGGGTGATCCAACCTCATACCAAGAACGTGCAACTGGAACTTCCCGGGGTGATTTTAGTTTTTCTCGACCAGTAACTGGAATGGTGTCCTATGTTGGACAGGATACGTCTACGCGACTGATCGTGTTTACTGATAGGTCTACGTTCCAACTCAAATCCAATGTCTTCGACAGAACGCTATGGGTTACAACTGAAAATTTCCAATCTACCCTTTACCCATCCGTTGGATGTATTGCTGGAAAATCAATTGCTTTTCAGGCAGGTCAAATGTGGTGGTATTCGCAAAACGGACTGATAACTACAGATCCCGCTGCTACGGCATACTTATCATCTCAGGTTCTCTGTAAGGACTTGGAGATGGCAAGAACAAAGAGATTAATCACCTCTGATGCAACTAAAATTTGCGCTATTGGATTTGAGAATTACTTGCTTTATTCCGTGCCTTTCATGCAAACACTAAACTCTGACACAATGGTGTTAGATTATGCCGCTGCGTCTGAATGGGGTGAGAACAGAAATCCAGCTTGGTGCGGAGTATGGACGGGAACACGTCCTGTTGAGTGGACTACTGGAATTATTGGTGGGCAATCTAGGTGTTTTCACTTTTCGGTCGATTACTCAGCCACAAATGATGGTTCGTACAACCATCTATGGGAGTCATTCCAACCAGAAAGGGTTGACTCTTACTTGCAAATAAACCCAGATAAGACAACCACAACTCTATACAATCGCATTTACTCGCAATTTGAAACACCACTTTTAGGTGATCAAATGGATTTAAAGCAATTTAAATACGGAGAGATAGAATGCACTCAGATTGGAGGCACTGTTGACGTTGAAGTGTCTTACAGGGGCAGCAAAGGCAACTATAACTCTATCCTTAAAAAGAGATTGTTAGCAGTCACTGATAATTACCAATGGGACAATACTCCTTATGAGGAACAGATCCGAGATCTTGGACTGCTCAATACTCAATATCGAAGGTTGATCACCGAATCCGCTCAACGCAACTCACTCCTTTCCACTTGCGAGTCTAGATTAACAGATGATGTGGATAAGGCATTTTCATTGCTGATTGAATGGTGTGGTGAGTTTGGTGTGGAGGTTATCCGTTTGTTCATGGATCCTTGGATGGAAAAATCCACTGGCGCACCTCAAGGTGACGAAACCCAATCGTGCGTTGTTTCCCAAAATGGTGAATCGTTGACGATAGATTTGCTTCCTAACCCATACGAGCAACAATCTCCTAATGATAAATCGTGGAGTGCCAAGGTGTTCAAAACAGCAACGCTAAATTGCAACATTAATCCATCTAAATCAATTTCAGCGACTGCATCTGCATCGTATCTGTCATATATTTCGTTTGAACACGCTCAAGAAGAAGCGGGAGTGCTTGCTTTACAGGCAGCAACATCTGCTGCACAGCAGTTTAAAGCGCAAAATCCTTGTTAATATGCCATCGATAACAACATCAAAATTAGATACTACTAACTTTCCAAATAAGTTTATATCCCCGTTTGGTGATGACCCTGTTGTGCCTATTTACTCTTCAATTCCGTTTAGCACTGGTCAAAATAATTGCTTGCCATGCGCTATTTGCGGGTCTAATTTTCAACGCAATAACATTCTTAAAGCTGAAGCTGAGAGATTCAATACAATACAAACGTCCAACCAAGAAGATATTTTAGTTGGATTTAATTAATACATATATGAAACCAAAAATGCAATACAAACTCGTTCCTAAAGGAACAAATGAATTCTTGGAATTAGCTGATTTTGCCGAGGATTTTGATCATAAAATAATCGAGCATCCTAATATTAATGTATATGCACATTATCGTGATGGCGAATTATATGGTTATTCTGATCATGTGTTTTTGCCAACTATTTATCCAGCATTTCATCCTAAATTCACTCGTCCTAGAGATGTTATACAATGCATGAGTGATTGGATGACATACTCGCAAATCACAAACTCACCGGGTTATATTGGTGTCCCATTAAAGGATGAACGAATTAACTTTACAAACGAAATAATGGAAAAATTAGGGTTGACTCCTCTCAAAAGAGAGATTTACTCTATCACTTAATAATATGGGCGGATCTACATACACTCCAGTTGCGCAGAAACCAAGACCTGAATTGAATTTTATGTTAGCGTCTCAGGCTAACAAAGGTATGTATGGTGGGTTAGAGTCTCAAGCAAAGTTCTTGGATTTAGCTACTCAGATTAAACCTGTTGAACAAACTTTTGACTCTTCTGAGCTTTCTAAACAGGCTTTTGAGTTAGGTATTGAAAATGCTAATCGCGCAAGGAAGTTTGAAGAATCTGTTGATCCTGCAAGCGCAAGAATGAGAGCTAGTGCTGGTGAGACAATTGAAAAACTTACATCTCCCGAAAGCTGGCAACAAAAATTGAATGATTGGGCTAAAACTAAGGGTTTGGCTCAAATGATGCAGTCTGGAATCGATCCATCCTCCAGCATGGGTCGAGCAGCAATGTACGATCAATCTACGGAAAAAGGAAGACAGATTGCACTTGAGGATTTTGCGTTGCGCCAAAAATATCTTGATGCCAACCAAATGCAGGGGGGCATTGACCCATCTGCGTTGATTTCTGGTCAAGAAGCAGCAAAGGCACAAAACAGACAGGGATTGCAGGATTGGCAACGTGGTGTTCTATCTGGTGCGCAAGGACTAGGGCAAACTGCACAGGATGCGATTAATAGGTCTATGGGCAATATTCAAAATGCTTATTCCGCAAATGTTGCTGACACTCAAAATTACAACAACATGATAAACCAAGTGCAAGCGCAAAATGCTCAAAGCAAAAACGCAGCAACCGGTCAATGGATTTCTGGTGGTGGTGCAGTTGCAGGAGCGGCACTTGGTGCGGCAATTATCATTTGATGAAAAACTTAATAAATAAAACAATAGATAAAGCTATTCGCTGGAACAAGCAATGGCCCAATGCGGTCATTTTTTGGTCTGGTGGAAAGGATTCAACTGTCCTTCTTCACTTTTTGAAATTCAAGTGTGGAATTGATTTGCCAGTAGTTCAATTTCGGCAACCTAAATTCCGCGAAAGATATGCATATTCGGACAAATTGATCAAGGATTGGCAATTGACGATGTATGAATATCCAGCATTTAAACATACATTGTCAGATGGGCCTGACGTAGAAACTGGTGAAGTTCGATTTGATCTTCTTCATTACTTTCAATGGGGCCAAAATTCCGTTGTCTTGTCACTGGGAACTGAGCGTCCAAAAGCAAACGAACCATTTATGTGTGGTGTTGATGACTTTTTGATGCGGCCCACGGGAACATTTAATTTTCCTTGGGCAGCAGTCTGGATCGGAACTAAATTTACGGATACGGATTTGATAAAAGGTCACGTTCCGCTATCGCAAGATATCCGACACGTTGATGGCAATCCTACCTCACTTTACCTCCTTAAAGATTGGACTGACGATGATATTTACGAGTACCTAGAGACAAACAACGTAAAACCAGATCCAACTCGATATGTAAAAGGCAAGAATGGATGGATGAACAATCCCGATAAGTCACTTAATGCTGACTTCTATCCTGTCTGTTTGAACTGCGTTGATCGCCATCAAGGCCCACACGTCGATTGTCCAAAGTTAAAAGCAAAGATTACTAACATTTCACATCTTGCACCATACGAAGACATCGTGATACCAGATTTAGGGTTTAAACCAGTGGATTGGAA